GATGTTGTAATTGCCGCTGCTGTTACTGATCGTCCTATCGGCGTTCTTCAGAACGATCCTACCGCTGGCGAGGCCGCAGAGGTAACGATCGTTGGCGGTAGCAAGTTGGTTGCCGGTGGCTCCGCTTCTGCGGGTGCCGTGCTTCTTACTTCCGCTTCCGCTACCGGTGTTACCGGTACTGTCGGTGGAGCCGCTTCGACTTCCTATATTCTTGGCGCATTCATTGAGGATGCCGCCGCTGGGGGGATCGTGTCCGTTGTCGTCAACTGCGCTAATGCTGCGCGGGCCGTGTAAAGGGAGATTAAATAATGCCACAGCCTACTTCCAATCAGGTCCATGTTGATGCGATCCTGACTAACATTTCCGTTGCTTACATGCAGCGTGCGGAAAATTTTATCGCTGACAAAGTCTTCCCGGTTATTCCGGTGGACAAGCAGAGCGATAAGTATTTCACGTACACCAAAAATGATTGGTTCCGTGACGAAGCCGAAGTTCGTAGCGATGGCACAGAGTCTGTCGGTTCCGGTTACAACATCGCGACCGACACCTACTATGCCGATGTTTTCGCTATCCATAAGGATGTCGGCGATCAGACTCGCGCCAACGCCGACGCACCGATTAACGTTGATCGTGAAGCGGCAGAGTTCGTAACACACCGTTTGTTGCAGCGTCGTGAACAGCAGTTCGTGTCTGATTTCATGTCTACTGGCGTGTGGGCGACTGACGTTGCCGGTGTCGCCGCGTCTCCCACCACTGGCCAGACGATTAAGTGGTCGGATTACACGAATAGCGATCCCATTGAGGATATCGAAGCCGGTAAGTCTGGCGTGTTGTCCACGACCGGGTTCGAGGCTAATACCCTCGTGCTTGGCTATGAGGTGTTCCGTCAACTGAAGAACCATCCTGATCTGGTTGATCGGATTAAGTACACTTCGTCACAGACGATCACGGAAGACATGTTGGCGCGCATGTTCGATATTGAGCGTGTGCTTGTCGCTAAGTCCGTGAAGGCCACGAATGCTGAAGGCGCTACTGGCGTTTACGATTTCAGTGTCGGTAAGACTGCGCTTCTGGCGCACGTCGCTCCCTCACCGGGTCTGCTTACTCCGTCTGCTGGTTACATCATGCAGTGGACCGGCGTATCGGGTGGCATGGGTTTGACGATCGGTACTTCTTCTTTCCGCTTGGAGAGCCTGAAGGCTACCCGCGTGGAAGGTGAGTTGGCGTTCGACAATAAGGTTGTCGCCACTGATCTGGGCTACTTGTGGAATAGCATTGTTGCATAACGTTTAACATCGTTTTTGCATAGGCTTTAACGCTGAAGCGGGGTCGTCCTTAAAGGGGCGGCCCCGCTTCTTATTCGGTTACACTTATGTGACAGGAGGTGCGTAATGACGTTCACCTATTCGGGTAACCCTGGCGCGTCGGCGCTAGATGAGGTTCGTTTTCTGATCCAAGACACAGACAGTAACGAGCAACTGTTGTCTAATGAGGAAATCAACTATTTGCTGACTGCTTATGACGGTGACGCTTTCGGCGCGGCTATTGGTGCCATGACTTCTTTGATCGCTCAGGCGGCGCGGGTGCAGGAAGAGTCGAAGAAGGTGGGGGATTTGTCGTTGTCGATTAAGTCGGGTTCGCGTCTGGCGCAGTGGGAGATGTTGCTTGCGCGTCTTCAGTCTGAACGGTTCCGCCGTTTCCCTGCCGCACCTGTCGTTAACGCTAATTCTTTGCTGGCAACCGCTGATCGTGAAACGGAAGATGAAGGTAGCGATTTCGTTGTGGGGCAGATGGATAACCGGACATGAGTATTGAGCGGCAGTTTGCGGAATTGTTTTCCGAAACGGTGACGTTGTATCCGCCCGTGTCGGTTGACGTGTACGGGAAGCGTTCGTTTTCGGCGTCTGGTGTTACCGCATCGGCTCATTACGTGAGCGAAACGATGATGCGCCGTGACCCTGACGGGCGTGATGTGGTGGAAGTGGGCCGGTTTTATTTGTACGGTCAGGTCAGCGTAGATACGGACTACCGGATCGTGTTAGACGACGGTAGCGAACCCCCTGTTTTGGCTGTTGATTTCCCGCATGATCAGAACGGCTGGCACCACACTGTCGTCCGCGTGGGTAGGGGGTAACGATGGGTCAGTTTACGATTCGCCTTGAGGGTGAAAAAGGGTTGCGAAAGATGCTGGAGAAAGACCCAAGTTTGGGTCCGGTTGTGGAGCAGGCTATTTATAGTGAAGCGACTGTGGTTTTGAATGAGTCGAAACGTATTGTTCCTGTGAGGTTTGGTGATTTGCGCCGTTCGGGGATGGTTGAAGCCCCGAAAACGGTTGGTTCTAGTACGTCGGTTGCTATCACTTACGGTGGTGCCGCTGCTCCGTATGCGTTGGCGGTGCATGAGATTCCCCCGAACTCTGGTGGGCGTTGGGGTACTGGTCTGACGCATGGTTCGGGTAAGTCTTATAAGTATTTGGAGATTCCCGCGAACGCGCACCGGGATAAGTTTGTGAAGAATGTTCTAGCGCGCATTGCCGATCACTTGAAGAAGGTGAAGTGATGTTGGAAGCGATCACTGCGCGGCTACAGTCGGCGTCTGTGGCGGTGTCTGGTACGAATTTGTTTATCGGGATTTTGCCGGAGACCCCGGATGTGTGTATTGGTGTCTATGAGTATGCAGGAGCGCAACCGTTAGAGGTCATGGTCGATAACGATGCGACGTTGGAGCGTCCGTCGATTCAAATAATTGTGCGCGCGTCACGGAATGATTATCCGACTGCCCGGAATCTGATTAAGAATGTTCGGGATGTGTTAACCGATATCACGGATGAAACGATTTCCGGTGTTCGGTTTCTGCGGGTGAGCCAGATTTCGGCTATTAACGCGGTCGGCACGGACGATAACGACAGGCCGGAGTTCACGCTAAGCCTGCAAGCCGTTGTGGAACGTTAGTATGGATGCTTATGGGAAGGGTTCCAAGACTACTGAGCGCCCTAGGTGCTGGCGGTGTAACAAACTTTTAGCGGAACTAGTTACGGCACCGTGGAAGGTAACTTGCGCGCGGTGTAAAGCGGCGAATCAGGAGACATAGTTTTGGGCCTGAAAGATGAGTTCACTAAGGCTATAAGCACGGCGGAGGAATTAACGGCACGGAAACGTATGTGGAATCCTGGCGTGGAGTGGTTGGGTTCTGAGGGCACGGTCATTACCGATGCGGTAACGGGTGATCCTGAGTGGGAGTCGATTCTGCGCGCGTGGGATTTGGACCCGTCAGAGTTTCAGATCGTGGAGCCGGTCCTGTTCAATTCCTGGGGCGGGGAAGACGGGTTAAACAATCGGCAGTTTAAGGCTAAGGTCATTCGCCGGGTTCACGCTTCTGTGGACCTAGAGCCGCTGATCGCTAACGCTATGCGCCATAAACCGTCGAAGCGTGTTTACGGTGGTGAGGCGGTGCTGAACGTGGTGCTAGCGGATTGGCAGATCGGGAAGGCCGACGGGGACGGTGTGGAGGGCACAATCCGCCGGATACTAGATTGCAAGGAGGCTCTAGCGGGGCGTGTAAGCGGTCTACGCAAGATGGGTTACCAGATAGGTCACCTGAATGTTTTGTGGACGGGAGACAGCGTGGAGGGGTGCCTAGGGCACTATCCCTCGCAGACGTTCACCGTAGAGTTAAACCGCAGGGATCAGATTAAGGCTACCCGGCGGTTACTCACCGACACTTTGCAGGCGTGGTCGAAACTGTTCGGTTCGGTGACGGTCGCGGCAGTGGCAGGTAACCACGGTGAGAATCGTTCTAACGGCGGGAAGGCTTTCACCGGGCCGGAGGACAATGACGATCTCGCGGTAGTGGAACAGGTGCAGGAGATCCTAGCCGCGAACCCTGACGCTTTCGAGCATGTGAAATTTGTGTTCGCCCGTGACTCTCTAACTCTCACAATTCCTGCCGCTGGGCACATTATTGGTGTGACGCATGGACATATCGCTCGTGGTGGTGCCGGGTCTGAGGTTAAGTTGCGTCAATGGTGGGAGAAGCAGGCGGCGGGTCGGCAACCTATAGGTGACGCGGATGTTCTTGTGTCTGGGCACTATCACCATTTCCGTGTCGCGGATTGGGGCGGGTGTGTTTGGTTGCAGTCTCCCGCGTTAGACGGGGGAAGCGATTGGTGGCGTGTGAGCAGTGGCGAGGTGAGCCAACCGGGTATGCTCACGTTCGTTACCACTGAAGGCCAGAGGGCTACGGAGATTGCGGTGATTTAATGGACATCGTAGAAGAGCGGGGCCGCAGTTACGGCGATCCTGGGGTCAATCTGGGGCGTATTGCGGGCATGTGGGGCGCATATCTGGGATGTGAGGTCACGGCTCACGATGTCGCGTGGATGATGGCCCTATTGAAAGCGTCCCGTTCTAAGGCCGATCCACAGAATGTGGATAACTATGTGGACGGGCGCGGGTATGTTGATATCGCGGAGCGTGTCCGTTGAGGTCGGTTGCGTTCATTTCTGGGGATTACAACACGAACGTGAACCCTCCGATGCCGAATGGATGCGCGTATTACCGTCAAGTTCTCCCGTCACGGCTGTTAAAAGACCGGGGATGGGACGTGCAGGCAGGGTTACCGCGTGTTCACCCGGAGCAGGGCGTGGGCGTCGCTTATGAAGATGGGGCGTTATTCAACTTTGACGTTTCCGTTTTCAAGTTATTCATGCACAGGTCGGTTCCGCAACTGATTCATTTGATGCAGGAACGTGGAGAAACAATCGTTATTGACGTTGACGATTTTCATTTCGCTATGCACGAAGAAAATATCGCTTACCGGGCCACTGACCCGCGCAGTAACCCGGACAACAATCGCGGTTTTTACGAACAGTCAATGCGTTACGCTGACATCCTCACCGTGTCAACCGATTTCCTAGCCGATTTTTACGATAGGAGATGTCGCGACGTGCGGGTCATTCGTAACGCGGTTGTGTCGTCAGACTTTACACCCGTGGAGCAACCGGAAAGGCCAACGTTCGGCTGGCTAGGTGGGACGCTTTGGCGTTCTGGAGACATTGAGATGCTCAGGGAATGGCTACCTAGGTTCGTACAACAGTACGGCGTGGATGTTCACCATGTTGGGCACATCCCTAACGACAGTAACCATTTCGGGGCGAGAGCGGGGCTTAAAAAGGTTCAAACATCTGGAATGTGTGTAATCCCGGATGTCCCGAACGCTTTACACAACATGCACGTGGGGCTGGTCCCTCTCACCCGGAACCCGTTTAACGAGTCGAAATCCTACTTGAAAGGTCTTGAGTATGCGGCATCCGGAATCCCTTTCATTGCTACACCGACTGAGGAATACCGTCTTCTTGCTGGCGATGGGGTTGGTCGTCTTGCTGAAACTCCTAGCGAGTGGTTCGACCACGCGAAAGAACTTTTGGACCCTGAAATAAGACGTAAAGAGGCGGAACGTAATTTGGCGATCGTGCGGCAGAAATATGATATCGGCGTGAGGGGTGAGGAATGGGCTACCGCTTTGAGTTCCTAACTAACGCCGGGTCGATTGCCGTCCATAGCGAAGCCTTTTTACACCTCATGGACCGTGAGGTAGCGCCGCGTCCACTTCGTGTGCTGCTTGCCGATATCGGTAACGGTGGCGCGCATGAGGTTTGGGAAGCGGCTTTACCTGAAGGTTCTTATGTCCGGTCTTTAGACATGAACCCGGCGGTTGAACGTCTTCCAATCAATGTCGTATTTTGCGACGTAGAAGACAAGGCGGACGTTACCGCGACGCTTTCCGGGGAAGGCCTGTTTGATGTCATTGTTGACGCGACGAACACTCTCACTCCGTGGCTTTGGCCGTGGCTACGCGAGGGCGGGCTAATGATCTACGAAAACGTGGCGGACTTTGCACCATTCACGCGTCTTGCTGAAGCGGTCATTTCAAACGGGGGATCGTGGCTGTTACCCGCTGAAGAGGTGATGCGGCTAAGCATTTATGGTCCTGTGGTGTCTGTGGAAAAGCGCGCACCTAGGGTCGTCCCCTACATGAAATTAATGACGGGGAATTTTGCGGATATCGTTTCAGAGTCTGATCTGATCGCTTCAGGGGTCAAGCGGGCTATCGTCTCCGGGTAACATGGGGTCATGGCGAATTATTGGCGGAAGCGCGCATATCAGGAATCCGCGACTGATCCTGGCGGGCTAGCGAAACGTGGCCTTGTGTACCTGTTGTCGGAGTTTTTCGATATCGGTTCTGGGGATGAAGTTTTCTTTGGCCTAACTACGTCCACGGTTGAGGTGGAGTTTCAGTTTTATGAGATTACATCTGATCGTGGTGAGGTTAAGGCGAGTCTGTTGGAGAGTCCGACTGCGACGATTTTCGATTTAGTGACGCCCCGTAACTTGAATCGTAATTTCGCGGATAACGCGACGGCATCGGTGGGTTCGGCTAGCGCGGTTTCGGGCGGGATAGTGGTGGCGGAAGCGGACGTGTGCTGCTCCACCGGGGAGTACATCTCCACGAACACATCCGTGACGTGAACGACGGACCCGATCGGCAGCGTCCATCCGTGGAACTTGACCGGACGGTGGTGAACATGGCGTGTGCCCCTTTCCGACCGGGCCATCCGGTCATGGCCTCGTTGTGCGCAGACTGAGACTGTACCTGTCAAGTGGAAATCAGATATTTCTAGAATTATTTTTTCGAGGTCTTTAGTCGGACAACCGTTCGAATTTGTCGTGACACAATCGTTATAAAAGATTCTCAAGTTTTTGGGGGTTTCCACTTGCGCGCACAGTCTGAGTCTGTTTAGGTAGGGGTATGCCAACAAGGGCACACGAAAGGGGCAAGGTCATGCGAGTAGAAATCACAATTCAAGAGGCGCTCTACAATGCGGAGGTGGCGTCATGAGAAAGACAGACATCCACGAGATCGTGACCGCGAACATCATTAAGGCATTAGAGGAGGGCGTCGTGCCGTGGCGTAAGCCGTGGGACGGCTACGGAGGGCACACGTCGCTCTCAACCGGGAAGCCTTACCGTGGCGTGAACGTGGTCATCCTTGACACGGCCCAGACGACCGAAGCCTACGAACTCCCTATATGGGGAACTTTCAAGCAGATTTCTTCCATGGGCGGGAAGGTGCTTAAGGGTTCCAAGGGAACTCCCATTGTGTTGTGGAAGCCGGTGGAGAAGGAAGACGCCAACGGGGAGACGTCCTCGTTTATGATTATGCGCTACTACACAGTCTTTAATGTGGCGCAGACGGAGGGGTTGACGATTCCGGAGGCGTTGCTTGTGAAACGTGAGCCGGTCCCGGTGGCGGAGGGTATTCGGGAGGCGCTGGCGTACGGCCCGGAGGTTGTTCATTTGGCGCAGGACAAAGCGTTCTACGAGCCGGGTAAGGATCGCATAACGTTGCCGCTGTTGGAGCAGTTCATAAGCCCGGAGGCTTACGCGGGGACGGCGTTGCACGAAATCACTCACTCAACGGGGCATGTGTCGCGGCTTGATCGGTTCGATGGTGTGAATCGGTTCGGGTGTGAGTCACAGGCGCTGGAGGAGTTGGTGGCTGAGATGGGTGCGGCGATGTTGGCGACGGCGTTGGGTCTGCGGGTGGAGTGGGATCAGCACGCGGCATATTGCGCGTCCTGGTTGTCGGCTCTTAAGGATGACCGGAACATGCTGGTCAGGGCGGCTCAGAAGGCTCAGAAGGCTGTGGATGTTGTGTTGGGTGCGGGTGTGGCTGGGGAGGTGGCGGCGTGAGAGCGCCGCTGCTGGCCCACTATGTGGAGAAGGCGAAGGACAACCCGACACAGGCCCCCGCGTGGCTTGGAGCAATCTTTGGTTACCTCGCCGATTCGGATTACGACGATGGAATTATTGACGCTATCCGATCTCTCGCGGGTCAGGCGGCGTTAGGTGGAAGCCCTACGGCGTCGCAGATGCAGCGGCTGAGCGCACTCCTACAAAGGCTAGAAGATGAAACTAACTAGGCGCGGAGAGGTGCTCCTGTCTGCTAGTGGCGTGGCGCTGTTTCTGGCGGGCTTGGGTTTCGCCGGATGGGTGGAGGGTTTGGGTTAGCACGGGTGTTCGAAGAAAAGTTTTTTAAGTTTTTTCTGATTTGGACTTGACAGGGACAGCCTGAGTCTGCGCATAATAGAACCACGCCAATACGGGCGACAACCAAAGGGGCAAGACATGATCACGACACCACTTCACGAAGGAACCAACTACAGCGGATACCGTGACGGGACGGCAATCGCGAAGGATATCCGCGCCGATATTAAGCAAGCCAAAAAAGAAGGTCGCCTACCTGCCGACGTCAAGGTGAGCGTGCGGACTAGCAAGTTTTCTGGCGGGCAGGCGATTGACTGTGTGCTTAGCGGCTGGGACGCGTCTGCCGTGTATGTGGGGGACGACGATCGGGCGGTGAGCGCGGAGGCGCGGCAGGCACGGGATGTCGTGGAAGCCATTCGGAATTCCTACAACTTAGATTTTTCTGATCCCATGATCGATCACTACGACGTGACCTATTTTGGTGGAAGCCGTTGGGATTGGCGGATTTAGTTTCTGTGACACAATCGTTATCTTTTATTTTGGCGATTCGCCGTAAATAGCAGACTGAGTATGCTTTAATGGATTTATTAGCCCAACCGGGGCAAAACGAAAGGGGTAAAACAATGAGCACCATGATCAAAGTGTCACCACAAGAATTTCTGCGGGCTTACAACCTTTATGACGACGGGATGTACCAGACCGTTCTCATGGTAGCCATGCGCAAACTCGCACCCGTCTTCAAGAATCAGGCGACGGATGACGCGCAGACGTGGCTAGATTCTTTCGCCCAAATCGTTCACCAGACATCACAAATTCATCGTGAAAATCCAATCGTGTTCACGACAGATGCCGTGGAGTTGGAGCAGTTCGTAGGAGACTCAAACAGGCAGTGGCTAGCGGAGAGGGAACAGGCATGATCCACGTGATCACGAGGGAACTACGAGACGCCCTCCGTGGCTTGAGAGTTCATGCAACAGCGGAAGCCACCTCAGAGGAAAACCCTACCCGTGTCGACCTGAATTTTCGGGAAGGCGAATTGGTGATCGCTACGCGTGCCGTGAAAATAAATTTCATTTTTGAGCGTGGGGAGGTAGGGAATGTTCTTCACTAAAACGGTCGAAGGATGGAAATCGTCTGACAACTGCTACACAATCTCTGAGGTAACCGACCCGTGGGGAGGCAGTCCCACGGAACCATTGGAGTGGATTGTCCGGGTGCAGATGTACACAAATTCTTGGACCCGAATCGCCACTGCTCCGACGCTAGACAACGCCATGAAGATCGCACAAGACGACGACGCGCTACCGGTTTTGGATTTTGATAGGTGTTGTCGGTGGTGCAGGACTGAGGACTCTACGCGATTCGGTTTTGGTTGCCGCTTGTGCCACCCGGACCCGCAGGTAGATGATCTTTCTTGGCAGGACTTAGAAGAGTTCGACGATCCCGCATGACTAATCAATTAGAAAGGAATGTGTTCATGTCTGAAATGTTGACATTGACTGAAGTTGCAGACCGGCTAGGGCTTTCGAAGGGGACCGTGAGTGCTTACCGCACGCGCGGGAAGATGCCTAAGCCGGACAAACAGTACGGGCGTACTCCATTGTGGCGTCCTGACACGATTAAGGCGTGGCGTGGTTCGCAACCACGCGCGACAACGAACGTCTAACGAAGAGAGGGGATTAACAATGAACGTGACACCGGAGCAATACGAGGTACTGCTGAAGCCGCTAGCACCATCGCGGGTTTCTCACCGTTCTCAGGGCGGCATGAAACTGTCGTACTTGGAAGCGTGGGATGTCAAGGCTCACCTGATTCGGGTTTTTGGTTTCGGCGGGTGGAGCGCGGATGTTCTTTCGGCTGATTTTGTTTTCGAAGATAAAGATGAAAAAGGTCGCTGGAATGTGGGCTATAGAGTGATCATGCGTTTGGCAATTCATGGTGACGATACGGAGTTTGATGCGGCGTCGTATACGGAAGCCGTAGTCGGTTTCGCTACTTTGCCGTCGCGTGGTGAGGCGCACGACATGGCGGTGAAGACTGCGGAAAGCGATGCGCTGAAGCGTGCGGCAATAAATTTGGGGACTCAATTTGGGTTGAGTCTGTACGACAACGGTTCACGTAACGATGTCGTGAAACACACTCTCCGCCCCCCGGCAGGTTATGAAGACGTGCCTAGCGTAGAAGTGGAAGCACCGGGTGGCGTAGTCGCGAAAGTACAAGCCGCGAAAGAGATAGATGATCTTCGTTCCTTGTGGGAGTCGGCTTCCGCCGGTGGCTGGCT